AACTGGCTATACATACTCATTACCAATGAGAACCTCACCTACTATTACATCCCTTGGTGGTTTTACTAGATATGGACCAGGTGGGCAACAAACACCTAGTAACGTAGCACACACAATTACACGTTGGAGTACACAAGTTACACAAACTATTGGTGGTGGAATGGGAACGAACAATCCAGTGCTTAACGCATTTTACTTTAGAGCAGAGGCAGAGTTATAATGATAAAAGAAAACATAAACACAGTAGAATTTATATATGCTTGGGGAGAGAAAGACTGTTACAAAGTTACACAAGCTGATGGAACAGTATCTTCAGTGCCTTTTGACACAGCAAATTCAGACTATCAAGCAGTACAAGAATGGATTGCTGATGGTAATACAGTTACAGATAATGGAGGTTAATCTATGACAGGATTTGATAAAATACTAGAAAGATTAAATCAATTAGAAGATAGGATGCAAGATCTAGAAGATGCTATACAAATAGATGATCCTGAAGATGATGATCTATACAGTACAGAGATCATAGCAGAAGATGCCTATCCTGAATGTGAGTGCGAAGAAGTTTGCGAGGAATGTGATGCCTAGCATGATGACTAATAACGAGCTTACTGTAGAGATAGAACGAATCAAAGGCGACATTCGTTTAATACATAAGTCTATAGAAACTATAGAGAAGAATCATCTACGACATATAGAAGATGATGTATCAGCTATTAAAAAAGTTCTATGGACTGTAGCCGTTATTGCAGGTACACAAATGATAATAGTTATTAGAGAATTAATGTTAAGAGGTTTATAATGTTTGGAATATTTGGATCAGTAATATCTACAGCAGTAAACGTATTTCAACAAAGACAAGAAACAAAACGCTATGAGGCTATGGCAGAAAGAAACCATATGTATCGCATGGCACAAGGGGAGATAGAATATCAAGCACAAGTAAGAGCAGATAACAACAATGGTTGGAAAGATGAGTTTGTTCTTGTTATTGTGTCATTACCAATCTTGGTACTAGCATATGCAGTATTCTTTGGTGATGATATGATGAAAGAAAAACTTGATCTGTTCTTTGCATATTTTAATGGGTTGCCACAATGGTATCAGTGGTTACTTATAGGTATTTTTGGAGCAATATATGGACTTAAACCAGCAGCAGGTATGTTTGGCAAGAAATGAGAATACTGTCAATAATTTTAATTATACTAGGTACATGTGCCTGGTTGTACGGGTGGGTGGTTTTTGCGACAGATAATAGTGTATCTAATCAGACCAATACTTCAGGCTCTAACACTAGTATATCAGGTGGTTACACGTCAACGACCACGAATTCATACTCAGGTGGTCAGACTAACACCACGACCAATAGCACGAGTAACACGACAGAAAGTCAAGCAATACCAGTAAGCTCTGCAATAGCACCTAGCATGAGTTCTTATTCACAGGATCTATGTGTAGTAGGAGTTAGTGGTGGTGTGCAAGTAACAGGATTTGGGGTAGCTGGTGGTACATTTATTACTGATGAGAATTGTGAGAGGATGAAACTATCAAAGCTCTTATACGATTTTAATATGCGAGTTGCATCAATCGCAATTCTCTGTCAGGACGATAGAGTATTTAGTGCTATGGAACATGCTGGAACTCCTTGCCCGTTTGAAGGCCAGATAGCAGAGGCAGCTCAAGCACAATGGAAGAAGTATGATATAGAAAGACCAGACTATGATAAGTATGTAGAAAAATTAAAAAGGAGAGCAGCTATAGATAACAAAAAAGAATTTGTTCCTATAGATACACAATACGATTTGTATGGAGATGATGATTAGATGTTTATACTTGTCATTAATACTATTCTTGATAGTGTGGGCAGTAAGAGCAGAAAACATAACGACAGGAAACCTATTACCGAATGGTACAAACAACTCAAGCAGCTATCAAAGCGTAGACAGCACAATACCTAGTGTATCTACAAATGGATTTAATGTAGTTGGAACTGTAAGAGATTGGGGTGGAGAGCTGGAAACTACTGGTACAGGTAGTATTAACTATACTGGCAATCTAACTGATCAGGCTACACAGCAACAACTAGACAACGGCATAACACTTAACTCTACAACGATAGTACAGAACTGTGAGTTTGTTGGTTCTACTTGGCAATGTGGTCAAGCTACACAAGGACAAGATACATACACAACTACAGTCAAGATACTAGACAATGAGGGAAATACTCTTGCAATAGTAAATCAAACTAGAAACACAGATGCTGGGTATGGTAGCAATGCTTACAAGTATGAGGATTCTGTTAGCTATACAGGCACAGGTAGTAACCAGTTCTACTGGGAGTGGGAAGGTGTAGATGTTGGTTATGATACATATGGCACAAGTCTTGGTGGGCCTAACCTTCTAGGTGCTAAACTTACAATGACTTATGATCCTACTGTAATACCAGAAGAAACTATAGAAGAAATAGAAGAAGTTATAGAAGAATTTACAGAATGGGAAACAACATTTGAACCAGAGTTTATAGAAGAATTTATTCCATTGCCTGTCTTGATAGAAGAGTTTCCTATGTTAGTATTAGAGGAAGAAGAACTTGTTGAAGTATTACAAACTACACAAGAGCTTGAAGAAGAATTTGAAGAAGTGGAGATACTACAAGTGTTTGGAGGACCAGAGATTGTTGAAGAAGAAACAGAAGTTACAGAAGAAGCACCTACTGAAACTATTGCAGCAACAGAGGAGATCATGGAAGAACAACCTGAACAATCTGAAAGTGCCACTGTGGCAACAGTTCAGGAAGAACCTGAGAGTAAACCATCTAGTAACGAGCAAGTGGCAGTAGATTTACAAGATGTGCAGACACAGGTAGCAGTTAAAATAAAAGGTATAGATAAACAACTTGCAGCTACAAATATTATAGGTGCGCAACTCATGGAAGCACAACAAGTTGATCTATCTAGCTACAATAAAAGCTACACAGACAATAGAAAGATATATGAAGGTAATACTTACGAGGATCTTAGGACACTTGATGAGTACAGCAAAAAGATTTATAATGATAATACAAAATTTGTAGCTATATCTATGAATGATCCTGTAAGAAACTATCAGGAAAAACTTAGAGATGCTACAATAAAAAGACAAATGGCTGAAAGAGAATTAAGACAGCTAAGAGGTTATTGATATGGCAGAGACTATGTTAGGTGAAATGATGCCTGGTGAAGAATTAGGTAAGAAAGGAGGAAATCCAATAGATACAAGTATTAGTAAATATAACAATCCTGGAAATATAGAAGCAGGTATTGGATTTGATGGAGAATTAAAAGGTCAAGGCTATGGTCCTAACAAAAGGTTTGCAGTTTTTAGAACACCACAACTAGGTATAAGAGCATTGAAGCTGGACCTATCAACTAAACTAAAAAGATTTAATGGTGATCTAGCAGCTATGATAAATCAATATGCACCACCTAGTGAGAATGATACAGGTCAATACTTAAAAGTTGTGCAACAATATGCAGGTGTAAAAGATAAATATACAGAAGCTGATCTTGACAATATTGTAAAAGGTTTTATACGAATGGAGAATACAAAAGAGTTAGCTGAAAAGTATATAGCTTTAATGGAGGGGTAATGGATTTAATAGAAACACTTAAAAAATATATAGTCTTAATAGGTATTATATCTACAATCGGAGGAGGCTTTTATACATGGGGTGTATTTAACAATAGACTTGATGAGTTAGAGCAATCTACTAATACTAAAACTGTGAAAGGTATGCAGAAAGAAATAGCTGTATTAGAAAAAAGAGTAGCAGTATTAGAATCTAGTCTTAACGAGTTTAAGATCACAATACAAAACCCATTAAAAAATTAAGGAGGTATCATGGCTTTAGATAAAGAGAAGATCAAAGAAGAACTAAAAGAATTTTCTGAAGATGCAGCTGAAGTTATTGGAGATGCACTTAAAAAACATTTCTGGAAATCTGTGAAAGCAGCATGGAAAGGTTTTTCTGTTATCCAAAAACTATATGTAGTTGCAATTTTCGGAGCTTATTCTTATTTACTATATTGGATCTAAACTATTTTTTTAATCCAGTTGCCATTGTCATCAAGGACCATTGGCAATAGTTTAGGAATACCATCTATAATTATTCCACAGCCTAGTATGAATCTAGTTTTAAAATTTTTAGCATAGGCAAATGCTAGGCTCTTTTGATTTATAAGACATCCTACATTCATACCCCAGAATAAATTGTCAGGGTTTGCCCACCATGATATTAGAAACTTAGTATGGTAGTGGCCTTGTACTGTATTCATGCCCATAGACTGTGATACTTTAAGTACATCTGCAGCCTTGCCATGTGTAAATAAACAGCGCCTACCATTAGATAAGGTAAGAACAAGATCATCTACCCATGTCCATTTCTTTGTACCTAGAAACTCACCATAAGTTCTAAGAAACTGTCTGCTCATGCCAGACTTCAATGCCCTACGAAATACCATAGAGCTATGATTAGATTCTACCTCTACAACTTTAGGAAACATCCACTCTAATTCTTTGACATACTCTCTAGCTATTGTCATCTCATCACCTGGAGATGCTAAGTCAGGATCATGATCGTGCATACTCATAGCATGAAAGTCTAGTAAGTCGCCAATGTTGACAACAAAGTCTGGTTTAAATTCTTTTTTAACTTCTGCAAGAAATGCAAAAGCATCTTTGTGTTGATACGGAATATGTAAGTCGCTGATAACAAGCACTCTTTTATTCACATTTACACTTTAACATAAGTTATCCACATTAATCAACAGGTTTATCATAATCATCTTCAAAACATTTGTTGGTGCAATAAACATATTCTTGGTTGTTATGTAAAATAACTTTTAGTGATCCTTTGCAAGTTGGACAATAATAATATTCATATCCATCTATCTCTACAACAGAACCAACTGGTGCTTCTTGAACATAATTTTTAATTTTATATTTTGGATTATATGCTCTCATACTCCACACATTCCTTCACACTCACCTGTAAACAAATCTAATTGTTCGTGTTTTTCTTTTTTTACTGTAACATTTTTTAGATCATTGTATTGATGTATGCTAACATCATAAATATCATCTTGGAACTCGTCTGTTTCTTTGTATGCTTTTTTTACTTTTTGTTCATATTCTAATGCTTGATTAAATTCATCAGGACTATTTTCTTTTAGATCTTTCCAAAAAGAAAGACTGTGGTACGGACAAAATATACAAGCTGATCGTGGAGGTAGATTTAAATTGTTATTTGTAAACCACTGCAAACAATCTGCTCTACTTATATTATTATCTATTAAAGGAAAAGTATGTTCGATCCATTCTACTTGTGATGGTTTCATTCTTGTTGCTTCATCAGTAGATATTCCAAGCATTAAATGTATTTGAACATTAGTTTCTTTGTTTTTTATTTTACAGTGTCGTCTTAAAAAAGTTCTAATAGGTTTAATTTTAAAATCATTAGTACATCCTCTTGGTAGAAAACCTTTTCTAATACCATTCTTAAATAAGAAAACTGGTATCGTTGATCCACCTATATATTTTTTTCCTGTAACTTTAGAAGTCCTAACTCTTATGGCTTCTTCTGCTAAATTACCTTTGGATATTCTATAAACAGGATAGGGCAGTTGTGTTTCCAGCCAATCTAGCCATTGATAAACAGCTTTAGGTTCTCCTTGTGTATCTGCAAAAACAGCAAAGTCTGGCATAGGTTTTAGCTCACCCTTAGCAAACATCATTGCTAATGTAGAACTTTGTACTCCAGCACCTAAAGATAAAACATTGATCATATTATATTTGCTTTCTTCAAAACTCTTCTAACCTTTTCTAAATAGACTATCATATCCCATGCTTCTTCTTGCACATCATCTATCCATTTGCTAAAAGGTTTGTTTGCCATTTCCATATCTACTTTGTATTTTGTAAGACCTTCATCTGATCTGTTAGACATTCGTTGTAGTATATCTCTTACCATAGGATCTTTAGTTGCGACAAAAGGTCTTATAATTTTCTTTCCCATATGTTACAATATACCTATAGATTGACAACGAAGAAAGCAAACGAGAGTGGCACTACTGCTCAATCTATTCTTAAAATGCTGTGTTTTGATAATAACTGCAAAATTTGTTAACCCTACAATAGTTTTCACATTTGACATCTTGGCCCTTCCTCTCTATGACAGTAGCATTTACACCATATTTTAAATGATTGTCCTCTATCCATTTCATAGCCTCCTTTCTGCTAGGTAAAACTCTAGCTGCTGTCTTTCTATTTTTTTTCATAACAGCAAATGTAGTTTCTTTTCTCCATCTTTCCTCTGGAGTGCATAACATAAGATCTTCACCTTGTATCTCTGCTAGTTGATGTAATCTAATTCTTTGTTTTACATACTTGTCTTGTTCTTCAGGTGTCCATTTATTTATAGGTATCATAACAACTTGTTTTCTAGGATAGTTATCAGATGTCATAACTTTCATCTTAGACCAATCACGTAAGATAGCCATTATATACATTTTTTTTACAGCTAATTCTTTTCCATTTTTATTTCTAAGTTCTGTGTCATTCCATCTAATTAACCAATCTAATACATTTAGTTGTCTTTCCCAATCAGACTTACCTTTCTCTAATGCTTCAAGAGCAGACCATGCTGATGTAACCTTGAAGTCAATAAGATCCCCTGATGCTGTGAGTAAATCAAATTGACCACTAAGTTTCCAACCATCTATATCTACAAACAATCTGCGCTCTGATATGTCATCATCAGTTACAGCTCGTTCTATGATATGATGAACAGATGATCCGATAAGAGTAAATATCTTATCAGATACATCTTCTTCTAATTCATCCCAGTGTCTTTGCTCTAGTACTCGTACCCTAGGTGGTGCTATAAGTCTAGTTACAGAGATATCTGAACCCTGTGAATCATACGGATCATTCTCTACTGCTCGTACAATAGTTTCTGGGAGCTTTGCATGATTAGTTAGTTTCATTAGAAGGGTACATCTCCTATATCAGCACCATTATTTTCATCACCTAAGTCTGTATTCATGTTCTCCAGCTCTTTAGATCTTAGGATGATATTTCTAATACCCTCTGAGAGAGCCATAAAGGCCTCATTTGAGCCGTTTTCAAAGTCATCTATACTAAACTGTAGGTTTTCATGAAACTGTGGCTCTAGGGTATCGTTTTTGGGAAGTGGCATTACAGAGCCAACCTTCGTATTGCCATTCCTACCTTCCACAATATTCAGCATACAAGGTACTCCAAGCAATGCAGTAATATCAAACTGCTGCTTTTCTAGCTCTGTAAATGCTCTACCTCTCCATGCTGTAAGATCTTTACCAAGATTAGATTTCTCATGCAAAGATAAAGTATAAAATTTACTGATTAACAATGGCTCACCACTGTTACTTAATTCACTAGGTACTTCCCATGATACAAGGATTTGTCTTTTCCAAGATACTTCCCCTTGATATTCACTTCGTTGTGTACCAAGATCAATCATTCTGACACATCTTGCTTTGTGTACCCCTGTGGATACTCCTACAAATTTATCAGAACTACTTGTTGTTGCTATAATAGACATATGGTCTACCTCCTTTTTGTTAACTAAAGTATATCATAAAAATATAATATGCAAAATTATATTTACTTTTGTTAAATCGAATATATAATCATATACATGGATCTATACGAACTAGCTAAAAAAAGAAAACAAGAGATTATAGCTACTTATGGTGGCAGAAAATTATCTAAAATACTTAAAATATCGCATCCAGCAGTGTCAAAATGGGAAGTAATACCCCCTTTTCGTGCATTTCAGATAGCACAGCTAGGTGACTTTAAGCTAGAGTATATAAGACCTGATCTTAATTTTACCCTTGAAAACACTTAGTGTGAGGTGGCATCTCCTTGTCTATCTTCCTCGCTACCTCACACGCTTATAGCAGTGCCATGCGACTGCCATCAGTCTGCCATCGTTCTGCCAATGGCAAAAGATAGCTCTTCACCTTCACCTTCAACTTCACCTACATCTTCAACTTCAAACAAGATAGCCCTTGACAGCATACTAGGCATTAGCTAGAATGTTAATTGAGGTTAAGGTAGCATGAGAAAATCATCTAAGATAGAACAAAGTCCAGCTTTTCAATTTTATGCAAGTGATTGGGTAAGTAGTCCAGGTAGATTAAAGATGTCATTAGAAGAACAAGGTGCATACATTCTTTTATATTGTCATTGTTGGGTAGGTTTTCAAATACCTTTTGATTATGAAGTCCTAGCTAGAATGTGTAACTGTACTACTGACAAGATCCGTAAGATGTGGCCTAACATTCAACATATGTTTGAAGTAAAGGATGATCACATACATTGTATACAAGCAGAGGAAGAAAGATACGAGCAAGAGCTGAACAGAAAAAGAAAATCAAAAGCAGGAAAGAAAGGTGCAAAGGCTAGGTGGAACAGTGAGTAATAGTTTTGGTGGAGTACCCTATTACACAAACTGTTCTACCTATTTTGAATTCTTATCTATGTTTGGAGAAGAACATACCTTCCAAACATTTTGTGATAAGGGCAAAGACAAATCGCTTATCAAGCAACTACATGGAACAGTAAAGCAACACTTTCATGAGTTAGCAGATCTCAATAAGCGAGGTGCTGGTGTGTTCTTTACAGTTAACGAAACCGATCTCCTTGGCAGGACAACAAAGCACATACAAAAAGTGAGAGCTGTATTTATTGACTTAGACGGAATCCCCTTGCCATCTGAGTTTGAATTGCAGCCTCACTTAATTGTCAATACAAGTCCAGGTAAGTATCATTGTTACTGGCTAGTATCTGATATGCCACTAGAAAGTTTTACATTATATCAAGAGGCACTTGCTAATAAGTATAACTCAGATCCTAAAGTAAAAGATTTACCTAGAGTGATGAGAGTTGCTGGATTTTTTCACAACAAAAATGCCAGATACCCCATAAAGATACAAAAGCAATTACGATTACCAGCATACACAAGAGAAGAATTGAAACAAAAACTCTCTCTGCAAAGGCCAACGAAGCAAAAGATATCCTATGAAAAAACATATGTAGTAGATTATAACGGAAAATTTAATTATGGTGCAAGTAAAGGCGACAGACATGAGCAACTTGTAAGAATGTTAGTAGCCATAAAGAAACGAGGCGAGAGCTACGACTATGCTAGAGAAGAAGCACTAAAGTTCGCAAGGGCTTGTGATCCCCCTGAGAACAATAGAGAAGTTATGTTTCAATTAAATGATATATGGAGAAGATATTAGATTAAATCTAATTTATCTTTTTCGTGTAGGATAAGATACTTTTCTACCATGTCTTTTAGGTTTTCATGGTTAGGATAAAACTCAAAGTATCTTTGTCTTATTTCGTCTTTGACTTTATTTACTATCTTCCATGTTACTTCCTGATCATTAACACATCTGTTAATAGATTTAAATAATTTTTCTGTATCAAGTTCTTGTATTACACCTGATCTTTTTACTATATCCATAGTTCGTCCTCCGTTTCTAATAACTGTAAAGTTTCTTTTAGTAATTGTCTTTGTGATCCCCACTTAGCTGAAAACCCTTTTGATGAATAATGAAATGCTTCTTTGCCTATTCTATGGTGCATAACACATAAAGGAATAACTTCAAAATGACTAGACCTTTGCCCCATGCCAGTCATCTCTCTTATGTGATGTAACTCAGCAGGAACAAGAGGGTTACCTTCCTTTCTGCATATAATGCAGCCAAGTCTAGCTACCTTGTCCATGTGATCTTTTTCCTTTTTAGTTTTTGTACGAGCCATAGTCGAAATCTCTTGTATCAAATGTTTTTGTACCTATTTTTCTAATTAACTTTATGTTTCTTGTAGGTATTACAATTTCATCACCAACATCATCACTTGTAAATGACATTACGAAGATATGTCTATCATCATCTTTGTGAATTAGATAACCTTCTGTAAAGCATATACTAAGTTGATCTTCTACAGCTTCCTCTCGTGGTTTCCAATCTGCATAACTTGCAGCATCTTCCCACCAACATTCGTATTTAGATACAGTAAATTTATGTGCCATATGATTTCATCTCTACTGTTTGTCCAATACTTTTTGTTTTCCACATTTCAAAATCTGTTTTAAAGACAGTCCATTGTGATTGCCAAAAGATCTTTAACCTTTCTGCTTCTCTTAACTGCTTTAAATATTCTGTATATTCAGGATCAGTAAGTGCCTCTCTCTCTTGAGCATTAACACTTTGTACCTTACCATTAGATTGTACCATATACTTTTTCATCAATCTAGCTAACACTACCTTACGATTATGCTCTAAAAATGTATGTTCTGCTAGTGCTTCAGCATACTTATCAATCGCTTCCCTCATTTTGTGGATCTTGAATTCCTGTAGTTGCTCTGACATATTTTTCTCTCCTTTTTGCTTTCTTAATTAGCAAATGTTTTATAAAATTTTTTACCTCTTCCGTAGGTGGTTTTAGTCCTATCTTCTTTGTATGTGGGAAATGACCATACTTTTCTTTAAAAGTCCAGTCAGCCCAGCCAGGTTTAAAACCTTTTGACTTACCATAATGTTTAAGCTGAGAGTAGAAGATCTGTTTCTCTATAGCTGTTGGCTCAGTCTTTTCTTTCTTTAGTTCAACAAGTCTACCTTCTTTGATCAACAACTCAGTTTCTTTTTTTGTTGGTACAAATGCACAGTTAGGACACTCAGGGTTATCCTTTGTTGGTTTGTAAACTGTATCACATTTGATACAAGTAAATGGTTGTTTATCTATTGGTTGCTCCTCTTTTGGTACAAGATCAATCTTATCTTCTGTAAGTATCCATGCTGGTGTATCTTCTGGAAACCCATGCTGATATACAGAGCCACTATGGTCTATGATTAGTGTATCTTTTTTATTTGGTGCTGGTCGCAGCGACCTTCCTACCATTTGTAGATACATAACATAAGATCTTGTTGGTCTTGCTATAATGACACATGATACCTTTGGTTGATCCCATCCTTCTGTTAATACTTGACAGTTGCATAAGACCTTTATTTTGCCTGTATCAAGATCGTTTAGTTGTTGTTCCCTTTCAAGTTCAGGCATAACTCCGTCTATGTGTCCAGCAGCTATACCAAAATTATTAAACATCCTTGCGATCTGTTGACTATGATTTATAGATGAAGCAAAGACAACAGTAGGCCTATCTTCCCCATGCAGTTGCCAATGTGTAATAATATCACCAACAAGTTTAGGTGTATTCATTTTCTTATCTAAGGATCTTTTTTCGTAATCACCAGCAACTATTTTTATGCCTTTAAGATCTGGTACTGTTGGTGCTAGTATTCTATTTGGTACAAGATAACCTTGATCAATTAGTTCTTGTATAGAAGCAGCCTCAACAAGTTCATCATAGATGTTGCCAAGTCCACGACCATCTGATCTGCATGGTGTAGCTGTAAGGCCAACGACATAAGCATTAGGATACTCATTGATAAGTTCTTGAAAAGAATTAGATACTGATCTATGTGCCTCATCAAGTATGACAAGGTCTGCTTGTGGTTTAACAAAATCATCTCTATCTTTCCGTGCCGTAAAAGTCTGGACACTGGCAACTTGTGCCTTTGCTTCTTCCGTTTCACTCTTATTTGCCATCAATACACCATGATTAACTCTAAAGTCAGCTAATTTTCTGGAGCATTGCATAACAAGTTCTCTTCTATGAGCTACAAATAGGCATGACTTGCCCTTACTAAGTGCTTGATCAATCATAGAAGAGGCAATAACAGTCTTACCCGATCCAGTTGGAGCGACTAACAAGACATTCTTTTTACCTTTTGCAAAGTAATTACGAATCTTATCAATAGCTGATCTTTGATAATCTCTAAGTTCTGGCATTACAATTGACAACTATTAATTAGATTATAATCTTCGAACATCAGATATGATAATTGTGATATAAGATTAGGTGCTGGATCTTCAAGATTCATAGTAACTCCAACACACTCAGTTTTTCTTTCATACTTAAAACCTGTTGCTATTGCTACTTGTCCACTTATGTTAATAGGTGTAATCCTAGTTTCACCCTCACTAAAATTATCATCATTGATCTGTAAGTAATAGAAAGCAATGTGTTTATATTGCCCACTATTAGATATTCTTTTGATCACATAAAAAATAGTATCTTTTGGTTTAACTATCTCCTGGATCATGTTAGTTAAATGTTTTTCTTCTATCATAATTCCACCTCAAATTCACACTTGCCTTTCATCTCGATACATTCTTTTATCTTTAATCCTAATGTTAGCTTTTTATAGTCATTGATAACTACATCTGCATAATGCTCAGATATGCCAAGATAAGTGGCTAGTTCTTTTTTTGTAAAGTTTGGCCTAGCTTGTATAAATTTATTTAAAAGTCTTTTATAGATCCTTAAACGATTATTAAGCATGTCAATCCCATCTTCAACCTTTCGAAGATCTTCTAATCGATATTCATACTTTATTAATCTAGGCCTTATTCCAGATACTCCAAAATAATCTGGCTCGTTACTAAGGTAACTAGTCGTTCCCTCAATATCCCCGTAATATTCTTTTTCAAATACTGATCTTTGTTTAATCATAATAACTCCCATCCATAATCAATTTTTAATCTTACTTTCTGCTCGTCCGTTCCGTACTCTAATAAATGCTCACACATCCATTCGTCAGTTGTTTCCTTAATCATCAATCTTTCAAGTTCAGCTAAGATCTCGTTGATATCCATTTCTTTAATTTGTCTATCAACTTCTTGTCTTATTAACTTACGAGTTTTTAAATACTCATCATATTTTTTTCTATTCTCTTCATCACTTACATTCATATTTATCACCTCCCTTGATCCCATAGGCATAAACTCCCATGTCATTAATTGCATATTCATTTAACATATCAACCCAATCATATATTGTGTCATACCATTGAATTTCTATGCCTTCCGTTGTTTCTACTTGTATATAATATTTACTCATCATCAAGATCTCCCTCGATATCGTATTCATGCCAATCTGGCTCATGACTGTATTGCTCATGCTCCAGATCTTCACAGGCCATAATCCATGAATCTTTAAAATCATAGCCTTCTTCCATGTACTGCTCAGCCCTTGATTCAATAAATGAATCGTTTTCATGTTTACTCATTATTATTTTCCTCCATTTTTTTTGTCTAGTTCTTTTTGAATAGCTTCATTAATCGCTATTATAATTTGATTCTTAACTAGATCGTCTAAGATCTCATCATGATATAGAAAAAAATCTTTTTCTATTCCGTTGACACTTGATCTAGCTACAAAATCAAATTTATAACTAATTTGTATATCGTCATTCATTGTCTATCCTCCTCTTAATAATTTCTATAAGTTCTAATTATTGATTGATTGTCTGTAACATCTTCCCATATAACATAATCTAAACCATGTTTTTTTAAGGTGGTTAAATATGTCCCCATATCAACATCCTCTTCTAAATATATATCTTTTCCATTGGGATCTCTATACGACCAGCTTGTGATCTTATCTTCAATTTTTAATTGTTTTAAATCCCATAAAGACACCTTCAACCAAGCATGGCCTGGATCAGCATAAAGTGTTAAGTGTTGTGTTTTATTATCTTGCATTGTCTATCCTCCATTTAAAAATTTTGTATTATAAAACCTTCGTCGAATTCGATAACAGTTGTATTATCCCTTAAATCATCAAGGGTATTTATGTTATCGTATTGGTTCAAGATCTCATCAAGTGTCTTATATTCTGAATAATCACACCTAATGGCAACATGGTCAAATTCAATCTGGCCTATATCTTCCTCTAACTCCGTTAGATATTCATATAAAGCACTAGCTCCGTTATATGTAAAACTAGCATATTCATCCCTTGTTAATGTATCTATAAATTCACTTTCATATACTTGTTGTATCATTGTTTAATTACCTCCATAACATAATTGCAATTTCTATATTCATGGTTTATTAAATCATCCTCCATACATGATCCAGCCATACCATAAACATTATAAGGGATTTTACCCCCTACGATCTCTTCAGCTTCCCAATTGTCATCAGTAAATGACACTTCATAAAATGGTTTTTTTGTTTTAATTCCATTTTTAACTATTCTATAAAATTTAACTGTTAACATTTATCTTCCTCCTATAGTATATATTAACTAAGTTAATTATAAAATCAACTCTTAAATTAATTTTCGTGATAATCTGCAGGATCATATAATTTTTCTCCGTCCCAACTATCGATAATATCGTTTATTTCATCAAGGTCTTTACTTCTCACATAATCCAAAAAAACATCTATTTGATATTCTAAATATTTTATTTTAGCTTTCGCCTCTTCTAATTCCTTTTTTATATTATCGTTCATTTAATACAACCTCCTTAATATAATCGTCTAACTTTACAATTTCTTCTAAATTATAATAATATTTTATAATGCCAATTCTAAAAACTGACTGATCATTTAGATCGATTTTATAAAGTTTTAAAATTTTGTTTCTTAACTCTTCGTATTTAGTCAACGGGTTTAACCTCCTTATAAAGTTTATATTTAAATTTATCTCTTAATATTATATTTATTTTACCTTCTAATAATTTCATAAAATGGCTTAAAGTTTCCGTACTTATTTCTCCGTCTTTCGTCCAATACTCTAACAATCTTTCTTTAGTTTCAAAATTGCCGTTTTTAAAATCTTCATTAATACAAGTTTCAAAATCATCTATGATCCCTTCTACATCTATATAATTTAAAAACCATTCCATATTCGCAAATGCTGGACAATCATCTTCCAGCAAATATTTACGAAGTTCGTGGCATTTGTCTTCATCTCTAATCATTTCTTACCTCCATATATTCCCTTAATAAACTATTGTCCGTATCTTGTAATATTTCATTCAAGATTACAGAATCACTACTATCTAAAATATGTCGTGACATTATAACAATATTTTTTAAAATACATGAGTCGCCGTCTCCCCATAAAATATCATCGTCTTCTAAATCAATAGCAAAAACATTCATATAATCATTTGTTGCTTCGTCAAATGGTATAAAATCATCTTCTGAATCAAGCATATATTGTAAGCTTGATATTGTAGTTTCAATTAATTTTTTATCTTTTATCATTCTAAACCTCCGTTTACTTTTATTTCTGCTTTTAACGAATACAATAGTTTATAAAATTCTTTTAATCTATCGTCATTAAATCCCGTTTCTTGATCCTCTAATTCTTTAGGACCAACAGCAACGGACCACTCTTCCAACAAATCAAATAAATTATCTATATTATCAATGTTGTTAAAATATTCTTTTAATCTATCTTCCATAATAATAACCTCCAAGCTATTTTATTTAATATTACATGAATTCTAAAATAAATGCAATAGTTAATTTTATAATTTATTTATTTTTTTTTCCATTGATAAAACTTTAGTATGATATAATTATATAAGATAGATTCTTATTATATTTATTACTAAACAAGATAAATAAAAACTTTAGATGAACGGCCGTAATAATCTTGTAAAAATTTAAGACAATAATGAAGTTTTACTACAGTTCAATATAAAACATTTAGTTGTTGATCCAGAAATTTATTTTCTGATCCAAAAATTTATTTTCTGATTCACAAAAAATATGGTTTTCCACACTCACACCTTCGCAAATCTGCAGGGGGGGGACACCAAAACGGCTTGGTCGACTATATATATATGGATTCGATCGCACAGTGGTAGGGTATTTTGATGTATTAACATAAGTTAAGGTGTTCATTGTTGTTGCATATACAAGATAAATGAGTTAGAATGGTTAATATGATAAGTAGACAATTGACAGACAAACAAAAAGCTTTTATAGAACACTACTCACAGACAGGAAATGCAACGGCATCTGCAATAAAAGCAGGATATAGCCCTAAAACTGCAGAACAACAGGGATATGAGCTTAAAAACAAGCTATCTAACGAGATTACAGAGCATACTAGGAAGTTAATGGCTAATGCTGCACCTTTGGCTATAGATAAACTTATAAAACTGGTAGAAGATGAGAAAACTACACAGTCTGTAAAGCTAGGTGCTATCAATTCTTTGCTCGACAGAACAGGTTATCAGACAGTTAACAAGATAGAAGATGTAACAAATAAGAAATCAGACGAGGAGCTACAACAGGAGCTGAATCATTTGTTATCAACCATCAAAGTGGTTACAACTCCTAAAGATGATCTTAACTAATGGACGAATATCTACTAGAAAATTGGATGCAAAACAATCCTAGTGATGATGAAGGATATTATAACTGTCCTTGTTGTGGCTATGCTCTTGATTTAATAGACACATCAGAAAGTGATGAGTATGAAATAGATTATGTTTACTGCTGGAATCGTTGTTTATATACTCCAGAGGAACTAAGAGAGTTTATAGATGCTGAAACTGCCGAATAAAAAATATCAAATAATATATGCTGATCCACCTTATCAATATGTAAGAACTGGTCAAAATAGCGCAGAAAGAGAATATCAAACTATGAATTTAGAATCTATTAAACAAGTACCAATACAAAATATTACTGATCACAATTGTCATTTGTATCTTTGGGTTACTAATAATCACATAAGTGAAGGTATAGAGATAATCAAAGCATGGGGTTTTACTTACAAGACTTTGATTACTTGGATTAAAAGGACAGTTCATGGAAAAATTGGTTTAGGCATGGGTTATTACTTTAGAAACTCAACAGAACATATTATGTTCGCAGTAAAAGGCAAAATGCTTACAACTAACAACTCAACAAAAAATGTTATTGAATATATAAATCCAACAAAACATAGTGAAAAACCAAAAGAAACTAGAGATTTTATAGTTGCAAATAGTGGTGATCTATCTAGAATTGAACTTTTTGCAAGATCTAAATGTGATGGATGGGATTCATGGGGTAATGAACTATGAGTTTAGAAAGAGCTGTAGAAATAGCTAAAGAGCTTGAAAGAAGAAAGGCAACTAATAAACTAAAACATTACGAACCTTACAAGTATCAAGTAGATTTTCATAACACAAAAGCATCTCAAAGATTACTTATGGCTGGTAACAGGATAGGTAAATCTTTTTGTGGTGCAGCAGAAATGGCATTTCATTTAACTGGCAAGTATCCTGATTGGTGGCAAGGCCGTAAGTTTGACAAACCTATCAGAGCATGGGTAGGTGGTGTATCAAATGAAACTACTAGAGATGTATGTCAGAAAGAACTTGTAGGTCAACCAGATGATCCTAGTGCTAAAGGTACAGGATCTATACCACTAGATGATATTGGAGAAACAACTAGAAAGCCAGGCGTACCTAATGCAATGAACTCACTTGTTATCAAACATATTTCAGGGGGGTGGTCCAGACTTGCCTTCAAAGCATATGAAATGGGCAGAGAAAAATGGATGGGTGAGGCAGTAGATGTGGTCTGGCTAGACGAAGAACCACCTACACAAATTTACACACAAGCACTTACTAGAACTGCAGACAGAGGTGGTATTGTATATATGACATTTACACCAGAATCTGGCATGACAGAAACAGTTGCACAGTTTGTAAATGATCTAAGACCTGGACAAGCATTACTACAAGCTGGTTGGGATGATGCACCTCACATGACAAAAGAAGCAAGAGAACAAATACTTGCTGCATTACCACCACACGAAAGAAAAATGAGAGAACAAGGTATACCACAATTAGGCTCTGGTCTTGTATTTCCTATTGCAGAAGATGATATAGTATGCGAACCAGTAGATATACCTGACCACTGGCCTAGAATATGTGGCATAGATTTTGGTTGGGATCACCCGACAGCAGCAGTGTGGGTAACATGGGATAGAGATTCTGATATAGCATATGTTTATGACAGCTATGCAATGAGACAAGAATCTGTACCTATTCATGCAAGTGCAATCAAAGCAAGAGGTAACTGGATACCTGTGATCTGGCCTATGGACGGCAGACAAGCTGACAAAGGTTCTGGTAAATCACTTACTGAACAATATAGAACAGAAGGTGTGTCGATGACTAAAGAGCATTTTTCTAATCCACCACAGCAAGGACAGAAAGAAGGATCAGGTGGCAACTCAGTTGAAGCTGGTATCATGGAATTATATACTCGTATGCAAACAAAACGATTGAAAATTTTTAAGAATCAAGATAAACTGTTAACAGAGCTTAGAATGTATCATAGGAAGAATGGTAAGATTGTTGCAGCTCATGATGATGTTATATCTGCAATGCGATATGCAGTTATGTCATTAAGGAAAGCAAGAATCAAAAACTACGAACCAATGTTTACACAAGCTGAATCGGAGTTTAATGTTTTTGCATGAGAAAAGAACACAAGAGTAAAACTGGTGGACTTACTGCAGCAGGTAGAAAGTACTTCAAAAGAAAAGAAGGTGCTAATCTAAAACCTCCTGTTAAGTCTGGCACAAACCCTCGACGTGTTTCTTTTGCTGCAAGATTTGCTGGTATGAAAGGCCCTATGAAAGATAGTAAAGGTCGTCCTACTAGGAAAGCATTAGCCCTAAAAAAATGGGGTTTTGGTTCTGTAGCTGCAGCTAAAAATTTTGCAGCCAGAAATAAAAAGAAAAAATAGGAGGACTATTATTATGCCAATGGGCAAAGGAACATACGGAAGTACAAAAGGAAGACCACCAAAAAAGAATGGTGCAAAAAAACTAATGGCAAAAAATCCAAAGATGCCAAAAGCTGTAGCTAAAGCTATTGCAAAAAACATGAAAAGGAAAAAGAAATAATGGCGAAGAAACCAGGACTGTATGCGAACATACATAAAAAACGTAAAAG